CATGTAATGGGTATGTTTAAAGCTATAGATTTTAGAACTATGTCTTGGTGTGACATTACTGATCCATTTATTTATCAAATGATTTTAGATTCTTCTGATAATATATATTCTGAACATTTTTGTGATTTTCCTGAAGATTTCACCTATTATGAATATCATAGACGTTATTCACCTGGTAGTGAAAATGATCTGCCCGAAGCTGATCCAGCAACAGAGAATTACAGATTTCGATTTTGTGACCAATCTAGACATTGGGATTCGGATGATGAAGGACAAGACGAAGAATATCCTAGTTTTAACCATAATCCTTATTCTGCAAGACAAAAATGGAAAAGAGGTGAACCGTTTACTAGACAGCAAGGTTTCAAAGCCTTCTTTCAAAACATGAAGTGGAATATCATGCAATGGTATGCTCACTTTAAGAGACATCCTTTTTCTGCTATTGGTTCTCTACTTGCGACAGCTGTCAGAAGTGGTCTTAATGCATATTTAGCTATGTGTGATAGTGTATCTCGTTGCTCTATGAAGGTTGCTTCTTTTATATTTTGGCTTTTCGGTGTTAGTCCCCTAGATATGCCTACTGGTTTTCATGTATTATCTATGGTTATAGGATTTGTTACCATTGAAGTTGTTTTGTTTTCTATATTATTTGCTTTAGCTTTTGTTGTAAATAGAGTTAGGTTATTTAATCATGCTTGTCCATCTTGTACTACATTCTACATAGAAGATGTGTTTGATTTAGCTCGTAAGCACTATTGTAATACTAAGTGTCAAAAAGGGTATATTTATTCAACTCATACCCTGGAATGTAAGAATTTAGAAAAATTGTGTGCTGCTCATCTTAAGTCTATTTGTAGTTGTTTTGGAAAATGTCAAAAATGTGTTCATGTCTATGATCTTGAATTTGATGAAAGATATAGAGAATTCTTTGAAGAATTTCTTAGAAATGAACATCTAGATATCTATCAAGTCGTTCAAGAATCTTCCTGTGGTTGTTCTTTTGATGCTATATGTATTACATGTTCTAAATCTAAGTTTTTAATTATTAAGCATTTTGATACTTTTGCTCCTAGAGATTTAGATAGCTATAATCCTTTAGTTATGGAATTTAATATAACTAGATTAGAGAAAACTAGACTATTGAGTCATCGTTTTTTACCGTCTGAATTTTTGATTAATTCTGAAAGACCTGAATTAGAACCTAACCAAGTTGTATATAATAATTGGTTACGTGACAATCAAAAACTACGATGGCCAAGCACCCAACAAGAAGGTGATTCTTCCACTTCAACAAGGAAGAAACGTGTTGTTAGAGAAGGTGATTCCTCAACTTCTACCAGACGTAGTAAAGTTGTGAGAGAAGGTAGAATAGCCCGTGTTAAGGAAATTACTTTAATTACTGGAAATTCCAAGAAATATGAAGAGTTTAAATCTTTATATAAATGCCCTATTCCTGTCCATCGCGTAAACTTAGATCTTACTGAAATTCAAGGTTCTTCTGAAGAGGTGTGTATCGCTAAATGTAAAGAAGCTGCTAGATTAGTAAATGGTCCAGTGATAATTGAAGATGTAAGTTTGTCTTTTAGAGCTCATGAACCTAATTGTTATCCTGGTCCTTTTATCAAATCTGCTATGGGAGCTTTAGGCGTCCAAGGCCTTTACGATAGCATAAAAGACAAAGATACGAGAGCAACAGCAACTTGTATATACGCTTATTGTTCCAATGAAAACGACAAAGTTCATTTATTTATAGGTGAACAGAAAGGTGAAATTGTAGCTCCAAGAGGTGATGAATCTTTTGGATGGGATTGTATTTTCCGTCCTAAACATCACAGTAAAACTTACTCAGAAATGACTCTTAGTGAAAAGAATCAAGTATCCCCTAGATCTAAAGCTATACAAAAACTTGTATCTTACTTGATGCCTTTAACTGAAACGTTAGACGATGAAGTAGTTCCTCAGATAGATCAATTCAAACAACCTATTTATTCAAACACTCCTGAAGCTCAACTTCAAAGTGACCACTGTAAAGGACTGGTTGTCTTAACTAATAGCAAGACAATAACCAAGACTCAGTGTGAATTGGAGTGTCTAAAATTGATCAATCCTAAGCATATTGTTGCTTTTGATAACTTTTCCCCCCCAACAGCTCAATTGTTATCCAGAACAGCTGGATATTTTGATGTCCCTATTTTGTTGTATTATGAATTCCCAGAAGAAAACTATTGTATATATGCTTATTGGGATCAACTTAATGAAAGATGTCCTGTAGTGATTAATCGTATGGAAAAACCTCTTAGTTTAAGTTTCTTATTTAATCTTATTCGTGCTACTCAACAACCTCGTCCTCAAATGTCCGTTGATCGTGCTGCTAAAGATATAGTTAAGAAAATGGTAAACCATATTGTTCCTGTGCGAAATAGTAAAGGAAAATTACATGGAATAGTCCATGGACAATGGGTTTTAACACCCTCACATATTGGATCATCCTGCAAAGCTTTATTGCACAAAACAACATGGGTAGAATTAGAATTAGTTAGTACTAGACCTGATTGGGATCTTTCCTTGTGGAAATTCAATCACCCTAATTTAAGTTATGCTTTAGCTCCTTTTAAGTATGTCCCCAACAGAGAAGAATTAATTCGTCATGTAAGTGGTCATAGTGTAAGTATGACATTCCTGCCCAGTGATGAATATGGTTGGGTTGGAAACGTAGCATTGCAATATAACAAAGAATTTGCTGCAGGTAAGTTTGACGAGATTTTAGCTGTTAATGGAGTAACTGCTTCTTCTATTCCCACAGTTAGTGGTGATTGCGGTGCTCCAACTATTCTATGTTCCCCGACTTTAAAACATAAATGGATTGGAATCCATATTCTGGGTTCTAAGTGGAATGCGTATTCCACTCTCGTGACTAAGGAGCGTTTGTTTGCTCTTGGGTACGTTCCTGAGAAAACTGTGTACGAAGACGCAGTAGAAGAGCTGACCATCGATTTTGATGGAGACGCAGAACTTCAAATCGACACAACTTTTCCTGTTATCGATGACATGAATTTGTGTCCTTTGAAATTGGAGAAACCTAGGATTCCATCTGTTAAAGAGATAGAATATGTAGGACAAACTTCCTACAATGCTTATCCAGCAAAGAAA